TGCTATGCAAAGTGCAAAAATTCTTTGTATGGCTGGGTTGCAGGTTACAGTTTCAGAAGAAGTTGTTCCTACGCCTGTTTTGGCTTACAATGCAAAATTTGAAAAAGCAAACGCAATGATGTTCACTGCGTCACACAATCCACCTGAGTATTTGGGTATAAAATTTATCCCAGACTATGCAGGGCCTGCTACTACAGAAATTAGAAATGCTATTGTAGAGGAATTAGTTGAATTGGGGTACACGGTAGAATTTAAATATGCAAAACCTTTGCCGGCAGGATGTCCATCAGATCAATGGAATTTTAATAATGGCTATATAAAGGTGGAGTGGTAACGATATGGGAAATAAATTTGATGAAATATTTCATCCTGAAAAGAAACTGATAAATAAAAAACTTACATCTATGTGTCCGTGTGACACTTGTGATACATATAAAGAATATCAAATGAAGGCTTTGTATGGAAATATTGCAGAACGACAATATGCAGAACTTCCAGAGAGTTGCAGAATTTGTATGCCAAAACTTAACTGGCAGATAGATTGCATGATTAAGCTGCGTTGGTATGAAGAAAATGATGAAAGATTGAAAAAGAAAGGATAGATATTTTGAGATTTGAATTAAATGGATTAACCAGCTTCGGCTTTATTGATATGAGAACAGGGGAGAGTGGTGAATTTAAATGTTAATACCAGCAATTATTAAAAAGAATGAGATACAGGAAGCATTCAAAAGATATTATTATTCGGATTATATGCTATATGAAACAGGTGGTTTAAGTAATTGGCTGCCAAATATCCAAGAAGAACCAGAACAAGGAAGATATCAATATGCCATTGTAGATTCAGAAGAAAAACTGATTGGTTATCTTGACTACAATGTTGATTGGTATAATTCTTGTGCAAATAGATTTGGACTCATTTCATTCGATAGAGGTAATCCAATTATAGGCAAGGATTTATTTAATGAGTTGAATAAACTGATTAATGATTATAAATTACATAGAATTGAGTGGAGAATGATTGGCGGTAATCCTGTAGAGAGAAGCTATGATAGGTTCTGTGAGAAATTTGGTGGGACAAAACATATTCTAAAGGATGTTATTAAGGACAAATATGGTAAATATCATGATGATATTATCTACGAGATTATTAACAATTAGTCAACCAAACTAATATTTGATTAAGTCGGAGGATAGTATGAAATATAAATTAACCTTATTAAAGGATTTACCAAATAGAGAAGCAGGCACAGAAGTTTTAAATATTTCAGAAGAGGAAATGAACGGAACAATTGATTATAAATATCGTCATTATGTGCAAAAACTTAACTTCAGTGATATTTATGATTTAAGGAATAACCCTGAATGGGTAGAAGTTAAAATTGATAGTCGTTGTGATTGCGAAACTATGGACAACATATGCGTGCGTTCCGTAGTTATAGGATATGGAAGAAGTATGAATGTAAATTTAAACTTCAAGAAGAAGGCTATTACAACATGGTACGATCATGCTTGTGATAGTGGTTCTTCAAAAAATCTTGATATTAAATACTGTCCTTTATGTGGTAGAAAATTATAGCAATAAAATTAACATTTCATTTTGGAAAGGAGTAAATTATGCAACTGAATATAACAGATGAAATGATAGAACAAATGATAAGAGAACAAGTAAAGGCAAGAGTTAATCAGTATTTTGGAGAATTAAAAAAAGAAAATTCTCTCTTTATGATAGGCCAAATTAAAAATGCCATTAGAGTTTGTGCCCAAGAAGAAGTTGAAAATATTTTAAATGAAGGATATGTAAATAAGATTTGTTATGACTTAGCAAAATCAAATTTGAAAGACCAAATTGTAGAAAGTTTTGCTACGAGAATATGCAGGGCTTTTGAAGAAGATTACTAAATCAAATTTTGCTTTTGTTAGGAGGAAATGATGGAAGATAGAATTTTTAAAGAAGAAGATTTTACTAAAGACGAACTTATGCTATTAAAAATGGCTTTTAGGTTAGTGGAAACTGTAGTTGATGCACAGAGAACAAGTAACTATGATGTGTATTTAATAAATGAACTATACAACCTCAAAGAGACATTAGGAATATCAAGATTGGTAAATGATTTTTATTAGTAAATCAAACAACTCTTTTATTGATAGATTGGAGAAAATTATATGAGATTACCAAAAACTATTTACTTAAAATCATTAGATGATTTAGAAGAATATGTCCATAACAAAGCAATATTGGGCGATGTATTGATGTGTGTTTCAAATGAATATGGTTCAACAAGAGCATATGTGTATTACTGTACTAAAGAGAATATTGGTGAAAATGTAAAACCATATTGGTTGGTATTAGAAAATAATTAGCAATAGATTTTTGCTTTTATGAAGAAATGAAAGGATGATAAGAATATGAGCAATCCAAATTTATGTGATAGTTGTAAATATAAATGGTGCTTAAAACATATTGTAGCAAAAGTTTTTCAGATAGCGCATTTATTTAAAGATACAAGATGCTATGAATGGAATGGTAAATAAAACTTTACTTTGATTGGAAGAAAGTAGGTGGTAAGGAATGAGATTGATAAACGCAGATGATGCAATAAATATATTTACAAATAGATTGTTTGAGATGTTAAAAACACACATACCTGTTGTAACAGCAGAAGAAAATCAAGTATGTTTAGATACTTGTTATAAAATCGCAAAGTATGAGATTGATAATATACCAACAGTTAAAGCTGTTAGTGGAAGAGAATACGTGAGTAAATATGGTAGTTGTCCGATGTGTATGGATTGTCCTGATGGGTGTCCGTGGGATAAACCAAACTAATATTTGATTTGGAGAAGTGAAAAAGATGAGTAAAGAATTTTAATGGGAGTGATTTTAAATGAAATTTGAAACCAGTATAAGAATAGATAAATGGATAAAAAAGCATAGAGAACAGGGGTGCATATCTCGTACAACTGCTGGAGAACAGTTTGTATTTGAGTTTTTACCAAGTGGTATTGTAGAATGCCAAACAGTAAAATGCTTATGTTGTGGAAAAGAATTTACGGATTATGTAGATTAAGAGGTAAGAACGATGAAAATAATATCAGGTAATTTAAAAGGAGAGAATATACAAGTAAATTGTGACTGCTGCAATTGTACATATGAATTAGAATCAAGAGATGATTTTACAATTCATTGGGTGTTAAAACCTGTAGGAGACTGGTATGATACAAGTGTTGAAATTCCACAATACTCAGTTATATGCCCTCAGTGTGGTAGAGATATTCATATTGGTCTTGATGAAGAAGATTATGAAGGTGTGAATATTATACGCAATTGTTTTAATGAGGTTATTATGAGTAGACCGGATTGGAAGAGTAGATATAAAGTTGAACCTAGAAAGAGGAAATAGATATGAAACTATATCATGGCAGTAACAAATACATAGAGAACGAACTCACACCACATAAGTCGTTTCATTACAAACCGTTAGTATATGCCACTTCTGATTACTATTATGCATTAGTTAGAGCAGGTAGGTTTGATATAAATAAACTCACATTCAAAGAAGATTATGATGGTGTAACATTTACACTTATTGAACTTGTTCCAAATGCATTTGAAGAAGTATTTGATACAGATGGTTATGTATATGAAGTAGATGATAGTCTGTTCGTATATATAAGCGATTTAATGCCAAATGAATATGTTTGTCACGATAATTGTAGAATTATCAAGACAACTCATATTGAGAATATTGGGCAAGAAATTAAGATGAGATTCCCACACATTAATATTATTAGATACGAAGAATCAGATGATTATTGGAAAACCATTCGTGGTGGCAGAGAGGGATATTTACAAAGAAGAAAAGAAAGGATTAAAAAGTTAAATGAAGTTAAATGATTTTAAAAGAAAAATGACAACTACAAATGGAAAGATGTATATGTTTAAGGAATATATATTATGGTTTTTTCATTGTAGAAAGTGTAACAAAAATTATGATAATAGCTGTGTCTATTGTAAAGCTTGGCAGAAAATGTTTATGAAGAAATAGAGAGGAAAAGCATATGAGAATAATATATGAAGCAGATGATGGAACTCAGTTTGATGAAGAGTGGAAATGCGAAGATTATGAATGGAAATTGGCTCATCCTAATTTAAAATATATTAAATGTTACAATAAAGAAGGAGAAGAGTTAGAAAGTCTTTTTGAAGAAGATACATATAACTATGTAAAGAAAATTGTTGTACCTACCGATCACGCTGCAAAAGATTTGCAGGACTTGGCTAATTATACAGGATATTGTTATTATGCTCATATTACTGAGAGTGGTGTTTGGGTGTATAAAGAAAATGGTTGTGACGGGAAATTTGAAAAGGAGAAATAATGTTTAGAATTAACAAAAGTTTTAGTAGTGTGACTATTAACGGGCAGACAATTACTTGTTCAGGAAGTAATATCACAATTTCAAATGGTAAGGTAATTGTAGATGGGAACGTAATTCAATCTGACATTGGCAATAACGCAAAAGTTATTATAAATGGCGATGTAAATAAGATTGAGTGTTCTGGTTCTGTTGAAGTTCATGGCAACAGTGGTTCTATTGATTGTGGCGGTAGTTGCACAGTCGATGGAGAAGTAAAAGGCAATATTGATGCTGGCGGTTCAATTAAGTGTGGTAATGTATCAGGCGATATTGACGCAGGTGGAAGTGTTAGATGTAGAAGATAAGGAGAGAAGTAAACAGTGAAGAAGTTTTCGATTATAAAGTCAGTAGACACAAGTAAGTTAAATAGACAAATTAAAGAATATGAATGCACAACTGGTGAAGTTCCATACTTATTTATGGCTAACTCGACTGGTAAAGCGTTGTTAGAAGAAGTATGTGCTAATTGTGATTCTGTTGTATATGCATCTGATGTTATAGAAATGTTAAGGGCAATGTATCCTGGTACTGCTATTGGGTCGTATAAGGGGTATAAAATATATGAGAATAACGACTTAGCATTTGGAGAAGTAGAGATTAGATAGGAGAAAAAAACAAATGAACGAATTAGTGATGTTATGTGGTCTCCCAGGTTCCGGAAAGAGTACATATGCAGAAAAGTTGAAGAAGAAAGGATATATTATTCATTCTTCTGATGATACAAGAGAGCAACTTGGAGACATAAACGATCAAAGCAAGAATGAAGAAGTGTTTAGACTGCTGCACAAGAGAATAAAAGATGATTTAAGGGATGGCAAGAATGTGGTATATGATGCAACAAATATTTCACGCAAGAGACGTATGGCTTTTTTAAGGGAGTTGCAAAATATTTCTTGTAAAAAAGTGTGTGTTTTAATTGCTACGCCATACGAAATGTGTGTGGCTCAGAACTTCAAGAGAGAAAGAAGAGTTCCGGTTGAAGTTATATGGAGAATGTATAAGAACTTTAATTTGCCTTGCAAACAGGAAGGGTTTGATGAGGTTACTATACATTATCCTAAAGAAGAGTGGAAAGAATATTATGGAGAGATTGAAGAATATGTAAGAGGTTTACGCAATTTTGATCAACATAATCATCACCATACCTTGACACTAGGAGACCATATGCTTACTGCTATGGATTATATACTTCATTCAAACGGAAGAGTCTATAACGATGTTGTGATTGCCACACTTGCTCATGACATTGGAAAAGCAGAAGTGAAAGAATTTAAAAATAGAAAGGGCGAAGATACAGCAGAGGCTCACTATTATCAACATCATTTTGCAGGATGTTATAAGAGTTTATTTTTTAAATATCCTTCATATGCTAATAAAGAATATATTGCTTTATTAATTGAATTACATATGAAACCACATATGGAATGGAGACAGAGTGATAAAGCATATCAAAAGGATTTAAGCATATTTGGACAAGATATATTAAATGATGTTTGGGAGCTGCATGAAGCCGATGTTTATGCACATTAGACTGAATAAAATTATTTTTATTTTTTTGGTATTGACATATTTGATATAGTATGATACAATACAGTTGTTCTTGAGAGAGAACTCTTTTAAAACAAGTCAACTAATTAAAATTATTTTTTAGTATTGACAAATTAATAAAAATATGATAAGATAATATTGTTCCTGAAAAGGAACTAAAAAAATAATCTAACTAATCAAAATTATTTTGGAGATAAGAATAAATATAGATAATGTAAACCTCCTTCTAAGTTTGGCAGCAGCTTTAAAAACTGCCATATCTAGCTCTTTGGTGTAACGGTAGCACACGTAAATAATTGAGTCTAGTTAGACTTAAACTGCGAATTTACAAATTCCCATGCATACAGGACGTGGTTGGGGTTCGATTCCTCAAGGAGCTATTTAGATGCAAACAGCAAATTTATTGGAACAATCTTTTAAATTGTAAAACCAGTGGCATCTAGTGAAATATAGTCGCTCACAGCAATATTATAAAATTATAAAACATCTGATTAGGGATCCGATAAGTTGAAATGGCGACTAGAAAATTGAATATGGGGGAATAGGGAAGTGGTCAAACCCAAGAGAACAAAACGTGTCTAGTTTGACACTAGTAGCAAAGAGACTGTAAATCTCTCGCCTATGGCATCGCTGGTTCGAATCCAGACTTTCCCCACTATGGAGAGGTAGCTCAGTTGGCTAGAGCACGAAATAATTGAGTATTGTATAATACTTAAACTGCAATTTTACATTGTCCTTTTAAGACCGGTGTCGTTGGTTCGAATCCAACCCTCTCCAATAAAGACGGTATCAGCAATTTTATGGCTCAAACTGCTAATTTGAATACCTGAATACAAGCCGTCTTGAATATGGAAGGTTAGCTCAATCGGTAGAGCACAGTAATAAGGGTCTAGTACAGACCTAAACCGCAATTTTCTTTTTGCATTGGGAGCCTGGTGTTAGAGGTTCGAGTCCTCTACCTTCCGTTTCTATTTTAAGATACTGCCAGCAATTTTAATAAAGGTGGATTGTAAATCTATTAAATGTATCTTGGAATAGTTAAAGCTAAACAAAATTATATTAACTATTCAAAAGGAGAGAAGAAAAATGAGTTTTATGACAGATTTAAAAACAACATTGGATGAGAATTCATTCTCAAGAACAGAAAATGGTGCTTTAGGATTTAGCACAAGTGGTAAGAGACTCTTAGATTTAAACTTTGCAGTAACATCTTTCAGAAACAAACCAGATAAGGCAATTGAGGATGCTTTTGCAAAGGCTTTCTATGAGGATAAGTTGCTTGCTTTGAAGTGGTTGTTCTTTGCGAGAGATAGGGAAAGCGGTTGCGGAGAGAGAAGATTATTTAGAGTAGCTTTAAAGTGGCTTGCAATTGAACAGCCAGAGATTGCTAAAGCAGTATTTATTTTAGCACCTTTTTATGGAAGATATGATGATATATGGTGTCTTCTTGATACTGAATTAAAGGATGACGTGTTGGTTTATATTAAAGAACAAATTTTTGCCGATGTTGATGATGCAATACAACACAAGCCAATTTCACTCCTCGCAAAGTGGATGCCTAGCACAAATTGTTCTTCAAAGGAAACCAAGAGACTTGCAAAGATTATTTACACTGGTCTTGGCATGACAGAAAGAGAATATAGAAAGACACTTTCTACACTTCGTAAGTATCTTGATGTAATCGAAGTTAAGATGTCTGCTAAAGAATGGGATGCGATTGACTATAATAAAATTCCATCAAGAGCCAACCTTATCTACAATGGTGCTTTCTTAAGAAATGACGAACAGAGACGTAGAGAATATTTAGCTGCACTTGAGCGTGGAGATAAGGGTGTTAAAATTAATGCAAGTGTGTTGTTCCCTGATGATATTGTACATAAGTATAGTACTAGTAGAGGTTGGGGTACAAATGTGAAGTCTTATGATACTACGCTTGAAGAATTATGGAAAGCTTTGCCTACTTTGTCTAGTGACAATACATTAGTGGTTCGTGATGGAAGCGGTTCGATGTGTGGTAAACCTCTTGATGTTAGTACAGCACTTGCGATCTATATGGCAGAAAGAAACCAGGGAGAGTTCCATAATCAGTTTATTACTTTTAGTAGAGTGCCTAAGATTATTGACTTGAATGGTCTTGATAGTTTACATGATAAACTTGCAAAGACATATAGAGAAGATGATTGTAGTAATACTGATATTGAAGCAGTATTTAGATTAATCCTTAAGACTGCAATTGATAATGAAATGACTCAGGAGGATATGCCTAAGAATATTGTTATAGTATCAGATATGGCTTTTGATGGTAGTCGTTTTAATTGTAAAGACACTTTGTTTGGTGCGATTGGAAAGGAATATGCAAAATATGATTATGCACTTCCTCGCTTAATCTTCTGGAATGTAAACGGTAATTGCAGTAACAATGTAGTTCCGATTCAGCAGAACGCAATGGGCGTAGTACTTATGTCCGGATATAGTCAAAACCTTATTAAGATGGTTATGAGTAATCAAACCGATCCTTATAAGTGTTTGGTAGAGCAGCTTAACTCTGAGAGATATCAGATTGTTGAAGATGCAGTAAAAGATGTGATTTAAACTAAATAAAATTAAATAGATGTCAACCGCAATTTAATATACTATAAGTAAATTTGAAGAATATCGCCGAGGTAGAATAATAGGGCAAATCGCATTCATAAGAATAGTTCGTCTCCCTTTAAAGGAGAAGGTTATAGTTCGAATCTATACTTTGGCAAACGCAATTTATGGCATCTAGTAAACAAAAGGCACAAACAGCAACTTTACATACAATAGACTTTTAACCTATCAACGTAAACGTGCCTTGAAATAAAATATGAAATGCGTAAAGAACAATAATATAGACATATGCAGCAATTTAAAATTTGTAGACAAGAGGTTAAGTCATTACCCTTAATAACGGTAACAACGATGGTTCGATTCCATCCAAATAAAAGGTGTCTAGTAAGATATATATTGTTTCATACACTTTCTTTCGGTGGGATGCGTCACTAAAAACGCATAACTGGAAAGTTACTCAAGTTGGTGAAGAGGATAATTTGCTAAATTATTAGGTCGAGTAATCGGCGCAAGGGTTCGAGTCCCTTACTTTCCGTATGGGTCAGTAGTTTAATTGGATAAAACAACAGTCTCCAAAACTGTAAGATTAGGGTTCGAATCCCTACTGGTCCGTTATGAAAGTCTGAGATGATAATCATAATAGGCGTATACTTTCGTAAAAGCCTATAGTCCCAAAAACTAATACATAAAAAACGTGAGTACTATTCAAGCGATTGGAATTGGAAAGCAACTAGAATGCAGAAAACCACGGTGATTTCTAGTTATGAGGGATGAACTGGTTGAAAATTGAACAATCAGAAGTTCAAAAACGGTAAAAAACCGAGAGAACTGGTAAGGTGTAGCGAACCTTATTGAACATAAAAAAACAAACATATAGGTATATAGTTTAACGGATAAAACACTGTCGAAAGAGATAGAAATCAAGGTTCGAATCCTTTGTGTGCGTTGCAACTATATGTATTCTGAGGTTTTTGCAGAGTGTACCAACATTGACAGAAAAAACACTACTGTATACTGGACGAGATGTACATAGTCTGGGGATGCATCTTAAAAGTTCCTCATTACCTCAGCTGGTTAGAGGGGTGTGTGATGCAACACACAAGTCAAGGGTTCGAACCCCTTATGAGGAATTATAGTCATACTAAGTGCACAAGTATGACTTAAAATTAAAAAAAAGAAAAGAGGAATTATTCAATGGTTTGGATTATTGTAAGTGCAATTTTATTTATCATTGCATTCATTGTCTTAGGTTTTAAAGACATATTATGTTTTGATGATTGGGGCTTAAACCCTAAACAGCTTGGTGCTTTATTGACATTACTTATTATGATACCTGCTTTCGTAGCTAAGGTTCCTGCTAATTCTGTAGGTATTAAATATAGTCCTTTTAATGGCACAAGTGAAACAACTTTAAACGAAGGATTTCATGCAAAGAATCCATTTGATAAAGTATATAAGATAAGCACAGAAGTGCAAACGATGAAAGTGGAAAATCTCACAACTCAGACCGAAGATGCTCAATTTGTAACAACAATATTAGATGTTAAGTATAGAGTAAACCCTACAAATGCACATCTTATTTTTACGCAGTTTAGAACATTGGATAAAATGTCTGAAACATTAATTATACCCACTACCCAAAGAGTATTGGAGTTAATTACTACAAGGTATAATGTTATGGATGTTCTTGGAGACAAGAGAAGTGTTATTTATTCAGAATTAGAATCAGAGTTAACAAAAGAGTTTGCTAAGTATGGCGTTGAGTTCTACTCGATTTCTATTACTGATATGGATGCTGGCGATGCAATTGAGAATGCAATTACGGCAGAGGCAGTAGCAAAGAAGCAAGTAGAAACTGCTGAACAAGAATTATTAAAGGCACAAACAGAGGCCAAGAAAGCGGCAGTTAGCGCACAAGCAGAACAAGATGCTGCAAAGATTAAAGCAGAAACTAAATTAATAGAAGCAGAAGCTCAAAAGAAAGCAAATGAGCTCTTACAACAATCATTAACAGAACTTATTCTTCAACAACAATGGATTAATAAGTGGAATGGCGAAATGCCTAAATTCTTTGGTGGAGATGGAGCAGGTTTAATGTTTAATATGGGAAGTGAATAAGATTGAATAATTTATTTCAATTAAACTGTCCTAATTGTGCTGCACCCTTGAATAATGGTAAGTGTGACTATTGTGGAACAGAAACTGTAGGAGAGATTAGATTTGATGAATGCATAGCATTTAATTTAGTTGGCAGAGATGATGCAGGAAATAAATATGAAATACCCGTAAGTGGAAGAGTAAGTGATTTAACATTATCAACGGATCCAATGTCTGCTTTCGACTATAGTGGCAGAATACTTAAGACTTTTTTTAGAGGTTACAATGTAACATTTACATTCGAGGGTGCGATAAGAGAAAGAAATTAATTATGAAGAAAGAGAGAAATATTTATTGAGTTCTCTTATTAAGAGAACAGTTGATGTCCGTGGGACGAAATTAAGGGATTGTGCTTACCTCGGTGAGGGGGTGAGTATATGAGTGAAAGAGCGTTAGCTCATATTGAAAGAATAGCTTGGGTTAAACCGATTGAAGGTGCAGATAATATTGAACTTATCGGTGTCTTAGGATGGGTATGTATAGCTAAGAAAGGTGAATTCAAACAAGGTGATTTCTGTATCTATTTCGAAATTGACTCAAAGTTACCTGAAAAAGAATGGTCTGAATTTATGAGACCAAAACACTTCAAAGTAAAAACTATGAAGTTAGGAAAGTTTAATGTTATTAGCCAGGGATTAGCTTTACCATTAAAAGCATTTAATTCAGAGGGCTGTATCTTCCCTGCATTAAATGACGGACTTCCAATTGAGGGTTCTGATGTTACAGAACTTCTTGGTGTTACATATTCTGTAGAAGAAGATAATATTCGTAAATCAAAGAATGGTGATCCGAATGCTAAGTATAAGTCTATGGCATCAAGACATCAGAAGTTATTTAAGACTAAACCTTTTAGATGGTTAATGAAGAAAACTTGGGGAAGAAAGTTATTGTTTATTTTCTTTGGAAAGAAGAAAGATAAGCCAAAAGCATTTCCGGATTGGATTGTAAAAACTGATGAGACGAGAATTGAGAATGCTCCTTGGTATCTTGAAAGTGATAATAAATGGTTTAAGACAGAGAAATTAGATGGCACAAGTTGTACATATGCTGTGCAAAGGATAAAGAAAAATAGGTATGACTTTATTGTTTGTAGTAGAAATGTAAGACAAGCAGATAGAGACCAGGTTTGTTATCATGATTCAAATATTTATTGGGAATTGGCAGATAAGTATAACATTAAAGAGATATTAATTAATTATGCAACAAGTAATAAATACGATAGAGTTGTATTACAAGGAGAGGGTGTTGGTTCTGTACAAGGCAATCCATATAAATTGACAGAAAACGAACTTTTTATATTTAATCTTGTTATAAATGGTGTTCGTAAAGGAACTGATGAGATGGCAAGATTTTGCAATAAATACAAATTAAGACATGTACCTATCATTGATTCATTTTATACCTTACCTAAGACCATGGAAGAAATGAAGCTTGAAGCCGATGGCTATAGCTTAATTAATCCAAAGGTAAGAAGAGAAGGGTTCGTTTATAGAACTATTGATGGTCAACAAAGTTTTAAAAATGTATCAAGAGAATTTTTACTCAAACATAACTCCTAAAATTGATTTAAATTAAATTGCAACGATAAAAACGACTTGGAAAGGAGAATTGAATGAGTGGAAGAACATAGCAAAAAATGTATTAAGTGTAAAGATAGCTTCATTTGGTTTGAAAAAGAAGCTTGGTGGGGCTACCAAGGAATAGAACCTGTAAAACTAACAAGATGCCCTTATTGCGGAACTATTCAAGCACTTAAGTATGAAGAATTAATTAATCCAAATTTTGATGAAAGGTATTATAAATAAATGAAAGACTGGACTGGAAATAAAAAGACTACATTTGTTACTCTTGGTGCCAGTAATCATACAAATCATGAAAGAGCAGAACATGATTATTATGCAACAGAGCCATTAGCTGCCGATTTAATATGTGGTGTTGAGACATTTGAAGGTGGTATATGAGAAAATTGTGCAGGTGAAGGACATCTATCAAAGAGATTTGAAGAGCTTGGCTATGAAGTAGTTAGCACAGATTTAATCGACAGAGGATATGGTAAAGGAGGAGTTAATTTCTTTGAATGTAAAGAAACATTAGCCCCTAACATTGTTACTAATCCGCCATATGCATTTAGTAAAGAGTGGACATTACATTCTTTGGAATTATTGCCTGAAGGTGGTAAATTAGCGTTATTTTTACCTATACAGTTTTTAGAAAGCGACAGCAGAAGAGAGTTATTTAAAAACTATCCACCTAAAACTGTATATGTGTGTGTTGATCGTGTATTATGCGGCATGAATGATGATTTTACTGCAAAGGACAAGCAAGGTAATACAATTTATAAAAAAGATGGCAGTCCCAAAAGAATGTCGAGTGCAAAGTGTTATGCATGGTTTGTATGGGAAAAGGGGTATCAAGGTGATACAAAATTAAAATGGATAAATTAGTAACTAATTAAAATTAAATAAAGGAGAAATAGAAAAATGATTTTTGAAATGTTGGGTAAATTATCTATCTCAAAAGCAACAGAAAAATTTTCACCATATTCAGAAAATGTATATGATTCTGGTTGGAAAAAAACATCATTAAAATTTAATGCAGTATGTGGTGACAATAGACATATGTTACAGATTGATGCAGGCTGTTGGGCCGATGGACACGGAGATATTTATACTTTCAGCAAAGCAACAGTTAATGAAGATGGTAGTAAAAAGAAGGGCGAGTCTTTTACAATTCCATTCAAAGATAGATTAACTTCTAAAAAATTAGCTGATGTCGCAGAGTTTAAAAAATTTGTATTTGACTTAGAAGAACCTGGTAGAAGATTTAAGTTAAAAAACATGGTTGAAGCTATTAAGGAAGGTAAAGGGGTAACAGATGAGCAACTCTCAGAGGTAAATCTTGAAAACGAATCAGATGTAGCTGAAGCATACGAAAAGAGTTTAAAGAAGCATCATGAATTTATTTATGAAGGTGATTTTATTGAATTTATCAAGAAAGTAATTGATAGTGATAAACTCAAAGATAAGAAATTCTTAATTCGTGGTAATGGTAATTATTCTTACTCAGAAAAGAATGAGAGAGTGTATGAAAGCTATGTTCCTACTCGTATTTACTTAGCTGCAGATGATGCAGAGGAATATAGCACTGCAAATATTACTTTGTTGTTCGGAGCTGAAAGTTTAGATGATATGAGTGTAGAAGAAAAGGGCAAGTATTATGTTTCCGGTTGGTCTATGGAATATGATAGTAATCGTAAAGGTAATATTCCTGTACCTATGACCATCACTTTCTCTGCCGAGAATGAGAAGTTAGCAGCCGCTCTCAAGAAGAAGTTTACAGTTGATGACGATAGCATTAAAGAGTACGGAATTGAAGTATCAATGCTCAATGGGGCACAGAAGACAGAGATTACAGAGGATATGCTAAGTGACGAACAGAAAGAAGACTTAGAACTTGGTTTAATTACACTTGATGATATTCGTAAGGATATGGGTGGTTCTGTATATGGCGACAGAATTCAAGAGTATCAGTTCTTAAAGGTTGGTCGTGGATACACCAAGGGTAGAAATGATACAGCTTATACGGCAGATGATATGGTAATTAAATCGGTTGTTGACGAAGAAACCGACGATTTATTTGATGACGATTTGGACGATGATATTTAAAATATATGAGTAATAAGAATAAACAATATAACTTCACTGATTTAATAGGACAAAAATTTGGGAAATTAACTGTTATAAAACGTGGAGAAGATAAAGTATCACCAAGCGGACAACATAAAGTTCGCTGGTGGTGCAAATGTGATTGTAGCAATCCAGAATTGATTTTAATATTGGGATACAACCTAAAGTCGGGACATACTAAATCTTGTGGGTATTTAAATTCTCAATTAGCTAGTATTAGAAATAAAAAGTACAACACATATAACTTGTCTGGTGAATATGGAATAGGTTACACATTAAAAGGCGAAGAGTTTTATTTCGATTTAGAAGACTATGACAAAATTAAAGATTATTGTTGGAGAATAGACACAAAAGACGGATATGTAGTAACGACTTTTAAAGAAAAAATTTTATGTTTTCATAGAATTGTTATGGATGTAGATGATAGTGGTTTTGATGTAGACCATATTAGTCATATAAAACATGATAATAGAAAAATAAATCTCAGAGTTGTTAAGAGATGTCAAAACGCATCAAATAAAACTCCTTCGGATAATAAAGTTGTTGGTGTAACTTTTGATAAAAGAAGTAATAAATGGAAAGCCAAAATAACGAAAAATTATAAAACTATTAATTTAGGTTTATATCAGAATTATGAAGAAGCCGTCAAAGCAAGAAAACAAGCAGAAGAAAAATATTTTGGAGAGTTTTCTTATGACAATTCTATGAAACAAGCAGAGCAATACGCTCTAAACTAAACAAAATTATTTAGAAAACAAGGAGAGTAAAAATGGCATTTATTAAACCACAGATTAACACAATTAAAGTAGATATTAAGAATTTATCTATTTATTTAAGAAGTACTAAGAAATTTGGTAAAACAACTTTATTTAGAGATGTGATTATTGAAAAGTATGGAGATGCTTCCAGAGGTTTATTGGTTGGTTGTGGCAACGAGACTGGTTATCGTATGCTTGACAATTTAAATACAACTCAGGTTCGTACTTATAAGGATTTAATCGAGTTAAAAGACTGGCTTATTAATGAAAAAGGTAAAGAACATAATATTGAAATTGTCGCTTTTGATACAGGTGACGAATTAGCATTAATTGCAGACAAGGAAACAATTAGACAGTCGAATATCGAAAATCCTAATAAGAAGGTTAGATCAATTAAAGCTGCGATGGGTGGTTATACGGCTGGCGAGAAGTATTCTGCAAATGATATTATTAAGCCTTATATGACAGAATTACAGGATGCAGGATTTGGTGTTTGGGTAATTGCTCATACAAAGTTCAAGACAATTAAGGAAAAAGGTAGTCTTGATGAAGATGGTTACATGCAGCTCACTTCTAATATGGGAGCTGACTATGAAGCAGCTTTTGGTGATATCTTTGATGTAACTCTTACTGGTGTTATTGATAGAGACATTGAAGAAAAGGGTGAAGGAGACAAGAAGAAGAAGTATGCTACTAATACAATCAGAAAGTTATATTTCCGTGAAACTACATTAATTGATGCTGGTGGTAGATTTGCATTCGGTGCAGTTCCTGAGTTTATGGTTTTTGATAAGCCGGATATGAGTGCGGAATTTGTTAGAGTTATTGAAGAAGGTATGGAGAAATCTAAAAGTACTTTAGGCAAGAAATCTGCTACTAAGACAACTAAGAAAACAGCTCCTGCACCGGAACCTGTAGTTGAAGAAGTAGAAGAAGATATTGATAATATTGATGCGGTTGAAGAAACAACAACTGGTGTAACTGCAGACGAAATTCGTGCATTATTTAAGGCTGCAGATAAGGACACAAAGGCAAAGGTTAAGGAAATTATTGCAGAGTTCGGTGGAAAACTTGACGATGCAGATGAAGATGGTTTATCTCGTATGTATGAGATTTTAAACTCTTAATTAGTGAATTGTATAGGGGACAAATTATATCGTCCCCTATATTTATAAGGTGGGTGTTTAATACGCTTGTAAAATGTAGAATATGTAATAATAAAATAGAACGTAATGATGCTTATAAGATTATTAATAACGGAAAAAATGAGTATTATTGCAATGAAAAAGAATACAAACAGAAACAGAAGCAAATAGCTGATAAAGCAAATATTATTAACTTAATAAATGAAATATTTGGATACGAAGTTGCTAATTTAACCATACATAAGGAATTAAAAGATATTTCTGAAAAGCATTCATATGAGAAAATCAGTTCGTTTCTGTATAATAACAAAGAAATGTTAGAACGAAATATGAAAAAATCTTTTAGTTCCGAATATGGAAAGATAAGATATTTTACAACAATTATTAGAAATAATATTGTTGATTACATTCCGATAGAAGATGAACCTTATATTACAAATAATGAATATGAGGTATTAGATATAAAATATAAACCAAAAAAGAAAAGACGTGCAATGTGCGACTTGGAAAGGGAGTTGTTAGATGGCTGAGTTTTTAGCAGGTGTTACAGATAAATATATTCCACAACTTCTCAAAGGAAGAATCGAGATCGAAGGTAATGTCGTAAGCTGTTTTTTCAAGGATATGCTATTACTTGATGAAGTAAAGCTTGAACCTAAAGATTTTGTTACAGCAGATGGTCATTTTTATTATTCTTTATTAAAGAATCTTAGAAAGAAAGGTTTTTATACATTAGATGAAATTACTATTCTTTCAAATTGCAGTGAGGAAGTAATTCAAAAGTACGAAGAACGTGGTGGTTTTGAAACAATTCAGCACCAAATTGATATTATTAATGTGCAGAATTTTGATGTGTATATTGATATTTTATATAGGGAAAACATTCTATGTAATATGTACTTAGATGGGTTTAATTTAATCAATCCTATTATGATTGGCGATAAGAAAATCGCTCCTTTGAAACTATTAAGAAGAATGAATGCTGAAGAAGTAGTTGATTGGTATGAATCAAGATTGTCCGAATATGGTACTGGATATTCAAGCAAAGTAATTGAAGAAGAAGAAATTACAGAATTTACAAATGAATTTATTAATGAGTGTGAAGAGGGAATTGAAAACGGAGTCCCATTTGATGAAGGAGATTTAGATGTTAATCTTAGTTCTATGAATTGCTTTCCATTTTTATCAAGACAAGTTGGTGGTTTGTTACCGGGTACTTTTACAATGTTAGGTGGGTTTTCAAGTACTGGTAAATCAACTTGGTTTATAACAATTGTTATGGCTTTACTCCATTATGATAGAAAAGTCTTGATTATAACTAATGAAGAAGATGTAAAAAGATTTAAAATTAAATTCCTTGTATGGATGCTTGGAAAATATACTAGGTATTTTAAACTCACAAAAAAGAAAATGACTTCTGGACAGATTGATACAGAAGATAGGAAGTATTTAAAAGAAGTTCAAAACTTTTGGAAAGAAAATTATAGTAATAGAGTAAAGATTATCTCTGTTGCCGATGCAGATATGTCTATTGTTAAAAAGAAGATTCGTGAAAATGTGCTAAGATATGGCTATGATACAGTACTATATGACACATTTAAAATGCAAGAAGATGATTTTAAGGGTACAAGACAAGATTTGTCTCTTGTAAGAGATAGCAGAGAATTGTTTAAACTTGCTAAAAAATACAATATTATTATGTTGGCCTCAGTGCAGTTAGCAGAATACATGAAAGGAAAATTATTTCTTGATAGCTCTGTATTATCAAACTCAAAACAAATTAAAGAAGTGTTAGAAAACCTGTTTCTTATGCGTAATCTTTATGAAGAAGAAAAAGATAAGAAGAATAAATTTTACTGTAGGCCATTCAGATTAGCAAAAAATTCTTCAGGTAAGTGGACAGAAGAAAAATATGAATTAGATCCTTCAGGTGTTTATAAAGTTCTGTTTTGTGAAAAGTGCCGTGGTGGTGCTAATTCAAGTGATACCGGATGCGCTTATTTATTGAAGTTTGATGGGGATCATTGTATCTTCAGAGAAGTTGCACAATGTAAGCCTAAACATGGAATGATTACATAAAGGAAAGTTGGTGTAAAATGTGATGCTCGAAGACATTAAAAAAGAATTATTATCAAAACCAGATAAGCTCAAAGATGTACTTGAGCATTACAATTATTGCAACATAGTTATTAGGAATACATATATGTCATTCGGTAGAGATGAACAGAGTAGTAAAAAGGCTATTGTAATTAGATTAGATAATAATAAATATCTCTACGTTACCGATTATTCTAGAAATATTAACAAAGACTTATTCTCTTATATTATGGAGCAAAGAAAAGTTACCTTTTCTGATGTGCTTAATACGGTAAAATCAGTCCTTGGTATTACTGATTACTATGATTTCTTTGACAGTAAAAGATGTGTCTTTGGTGGTTTTTACGAGAATATAAGAAAGAAAAATAATTGTAAAATTAGAACCTATGATGAATCTATATTGAAATGTTACAAACGCTGCGGCAATAAAAGATTTATGAAAGACCATATATCATTGGCAAGTCAGAAATATTTTAACATTCGATACGATGTGGAATCTCAAAGTATCGTAATTCCTATTTATGACCAGATTGGACAGTTAATGGGAGCTAAAGCAAGATGTAATTGGGAAGTAGAAGATGGGGAACTTAAATATTATTATTTAATGCCTTGTTTAATGAGTCAGACTTTATATGGATATGCTCAAAATTATAATGATTTAGTTGGAAACACCATATATATTTTTGAGAGCGAGAAGTCAATTATGCAATGTTATTCATATGGTATTCGTAATTGTGTTGCTCTTGGTAGTGGTAGTATTAGTCCGAAGCAGGTTCAAATGCTCTTAGAATTAAATCCGAAAAGGATAATCTTTATGCATGATACCGGTTATAAAATGGAATACATTATGAGAAATATTGAGATGGTAAAGAATTATTCAAGATTCTCAGAAGTTGAACTTGGCTATTGGGATTGGACAAAGGGTAATTATCCGGATAAAGTTTCCCCATCAGACATGGAAAAAAAACAATTAATATATATATTAGACAACGAAATTAAAATGATAGAGGATAGCGATGAAGACGAAATATAACATTAAAGCAGATTGTCGTGGAATGCACGAAATTGATATATTTGACACAATTATGCAACAAAGAGGGATTGAGGATATAGAGCACTTTCTTAATCCTACAGAAGAAGATTTGTTGCCACTTAATAGTTTAATAAATATAGACAAAGCGTATAGCATTTTAATGAAGCATATTGAGAATGGTAATAAAATATCAACTTTGTTCGATGTGGATGTAGATGGAATTACGGCAGGTACAATTATGACAAGATACCTTAGAAATCTTGGCGTAGAATGTCAGACATTTATTAACGAAGGTAAAGCACATGGTTTATTAGGACAAGATTTAGATAGATTTAAAAATACCCAACTTCTTATAGTGGTGGATAGTTTAGATGCTAACGCAGATAACTATGCAAAATTAAAGGAGCAAGGTATGGATATAATTGTTCTTGACCACCACGCAGTTAATCCAGATGTATCATATGATGATTATGTTACATTAGTTACTTCTCAGATTGATTACGACAATCCAGCATTATCAGGAGCTGGTGTTGTGTGGAAATTCTGTAAGTACTGTGATAAACAAGAACTTACTGATTACGCAGATGAACTGACTGATCTTGCGGCTTGTGGACTTGTCGCTGATATGATGGATATGACTAATATGGAAAATAGATATATCGTATCAAAAGGCTTAGAAAAGATTAATAATCTTGCATTAAAGAAGATTATTGGTAGTTACGAATTTAATAGTACTGCAATTGCATTCAGTGCTGCACCTTTGGTAAATGCGGCAAACCGTTTGAATAAAAATGAATATGCTATGAATGCATTCTTATCAGATGATAATAAAGAAGTTCTTTCATATATGAAAGTTCTTAAAAACTGTAAAGAAGAACAAAATAATTTGGTTGCAGAACTTATGTCTGATATTACAGAACAATGCGAAAAACAGTTAAATAAAAAGATGATTGCTGTATTTATTGAAACAGAATATGGCATTGCCGGACTAATTGGTAATAAGATTCTTGAAAAATACCAAAGACCATTGCTTATTTTAAAGGATTGTGGAGACATATATTCCGGTTCAATGAGAGCTGTTGGGGTGGAAGACTTCAGACAAATGTGCGAAGATAGTGGATTAGCAGAAGCAAAAGGTCATGAATTGACAAGTGGTATTACTATTAAGAAATGTGACTTTGAACAGTTTTGTGATTATATTGAAAAAGAGTTAGCACAAGTTGATTTTAATGTAGAAGTCGATGTTGATATTAAGATAAATATAAATGATATTACAAGAAGTTTAGTAGACAAAATTAAAATGATTGATAGGATTTCCGGCTCCGGATTCAAGCCAGTGAAGTGTTTAGTGGAAGGCATGACAGAATATGAAGTTGGTCAGATGTCAGATTATAAACACTTAGTATTAAAGCCTAATGATTATTTACAGGTTATTAAGTGGAATTTTAATGGTTCTTTTGATGATTTTGAAGATTATTCAATTATGAATGAAGAAGTTAAGGTTGTAGGTAGTCTTGACTCAGGATTTTTTGGTAGGAAATTTACACTAAAAGTTATTTGTGACGAAATTAATGTAGCGTAGGAGACAGGATGAAAAAACTTATTGAAAAGATTATTCCAAATTTAAAATTTAATTTCCCATATTCAGTAGAAGATTATGCTGAAAATTTATATCTTGAGAATTATCATTGTCATAAAGATTTCAGTAATACATCTACTCCTGACTGTGGGGAATCATTAAAGGAATATGTGAAAAGAATTAAAGAGTTTGGCAGCAAGTGTTTGTTTTCTGCAGAACATGGAACGCAGGGTAATCAGTTTGAAGTTTATACATTAGCAGAAAAAGAAAAGCTCCGTTATAGACACTCAACTGAAGCCTATTGGGTTAAAGATAGACACGAAAATGATAGAACTAATTGTCACATATATTTATGTGCAACAAATGCAGAAGGCAGAAGAGATATTAACTTTGCATTATCAAGAGCCAATGAAGATGGTTACTACTATAAACCACGTCTAGATATTGAATTATTATTTGATATTCCTAAAGACAATGTAATAATTACATCTGCCTGCATCGCAGGTTGGAACTATGATGATGCAGAGGATATTTGGCTGAAGATTTGGAAACATTTTGGAGATAATTTTTTCTTAGAGGTTCAAGCCAACAATACAGAGCCACAGAAAAAACTTAACAAGAAAATACTTGAAATGTCAAAGAAATATGGTATTCAGATTATTGCCGGACTGGACTCTCATTATGTTGAAGATACAGGAAGAATAAAAAGAGATCAGATACTTACATATAAAAATGTTAGTTATCCGGAAGAAGAAGGGTGGTTTATGGACTATCCTGATACCAAGACTCTTATTGAAAGATTTAGAACTCAGGGGATTTTATCTGACGAAGAAATACTTACTGCAATTATGAATACCAATGTATTTGTAAGTGATAAAATCGAAGAGATTGTTTTAGATAGAAGTTTTAAGATTCCAAGTGTTCACAAGAATAAATCTTATAAAGAAAAATGTGATATTTATAAGAAAGAATTAAACAAAGCATATGCAAAAGAGAAGCATAAATCAAAGGAAAAAGCTGATGGTATAAGATATGAAGCAAAGCAAGTTATGGATTCAGGAGTTGTTGATTACTTCTTGACAAGTAAAAAAATTATTGATGATGCAGTTAATAATGAAGGTGGTATTCTTACAACAACATCAAGAGGTTCTGCAGCTTCGTTTATTACCAACAAAGCACTAGGGCTTACTACTGTTGATAGATTTAACGCAGATATTCCTATTTATGCAGAGCGTTTTCTTACTAAAGAACGTGTAGATGCAGGCATGATGCCTGATATTGATCTTAATATAGCAGAGCAAGAACCTTTTGTTAGAGCAACAAAGAAGTTATTAGGAGAACATGGTTGCTATCCTTTAATGGCAGTTGAAAAGCTTAAAGAAAAAGCTGCTTGGCAGTTATATGCTGGTGCAAATAATGTTGAACCTTCTGTTGTTAATCAAATATCTAAATATCTTGATGAATATAACAAAGTAATGAAATATGCAGATGAAGATGAAAAAGAAGATATTCATGTAGAAGATTTTATCCCTGAAGAATATATAGAACTTTTTAAACAAAGTAATGATTATCAAGGAATTACAATTAATCTTAAGTGTCATGCTTGTGGTCACTTCATTTTTGATGGCGACATTAGAAGAGAAGTTGGTTTAATAAGTGCTATTTCTGAATCAACCGGAAAGAGAACATTATGTGCTGCGATTGAAGGAAAATATCTTGATGACTTTGGATATGTCAAAGAAGACTTCCTTATTGTAGATTCAGTTCATCTCACTTATAAATTCTTTCAAAGTATAGGACAGAAAGTTCCTTCTTTTGAAGAACTTCGTGAGATGATTGATGGAGATAAGAAGACTTGGGATATATATGAAAAAGGCATAACTTGTTGTGTTAATCAATGTGAAAAGGAATCCACATCAAATAAAGGACGTAGATATAAACCACAAAATATTGCAGAGCTTGCTAGTTTTATAGCAGGAATACGCCCAGGCTTTTCTTCATTATTAAATACTTTTCTTAATCGAGAAGAATATACTACAGGTGAACCAAAGATTGATGAGTTATTAACGGATACTTCTCATTTTATGATATATCAAGAATCAATTATGAAAGTATTGTCTTTCTTGGGATTACCGATGGGAGAAACTTATGCCGTAATCAAAAATATTTCAAAGAAAAAGTATTTACAACATCCGGAAATGTTAAAAGAGCTAAAGGAACGTCTCATTAAAGGATGGAAAGAAAAGATTGGAGATACAAAGAATTTTGAAAAGGTATGGAAAGTTATAGAATCAAGTGGAGCATATGCTTTCAACTCTCCGCATGCTTGGTCAATGGCAGGGGATTCTGTTTACCAAGCTTGGTTTAAAGCACATCATACAAAGAAGTTTTATGAGGTAGCAATTAACCATTATCAAGAAAAGGGCAAGAAAGATAAAATTGATGCTCTTGTAAAAGAAGCAATTACTCATTTTGGATATTCTCTTGGTGATTACAGATTTGGAGCAGACAATAGAACTGTAAATATTGATGAAGAAAAACATTTGATTTATCCTAATCTTTCTAGCATTAAAGGGTTTGGAGATGGAATTGCTATTACTTTATATCAGTTAGGTCAAGGGCATTATAATTCTTTTGTCGATGTTTTAAAGGTATTATATTCTAATTCAATTAATAAAACGGTGGTTGATAAACTAATCAGAATTGATTACTTTGAACAGTTTGGCGATGTAAATACATTATTAGAAATTACAAAGTATTATGAACTGTTAAAAGGTGAAGAGACAAAAGAAATTTCTAAAGACAAAGCAGAGAAGAATGGTTTGCCTTTTGAATTATTAAGCAAACACGGACATGAAACTGCTAAACAATTCAATAAAATAGATTCTGTAAGCTTGTTAAACGAATTAGTAAGTAATATTCCATATCGTGAATTAACTTTGAAAGAAAAATTAGATAATCAAAGTGATGTGTTAGGCATTATTACATACAGTAATCCTGATGTAGATAAGCACTTATTCTATGTAAGTGAGTTAGATATTAAGAAAACCATTATTAACATCAAGTTATACGAAATCTGCACAGGGAAAACAAGAGAAGTAAAGATGTGGGCAAGAGGATTTAACTCAGACCCATTCAATCAAAACGACATTTTATTTATCTCTTCTATTAAAAAAGATAACAAAAAAGAACCTACTGGTGAGATAAATCCAGAAACCGGTAAGAAAATTTATAAGTCTGTACCTGACAAATATGAATATTGGTTGCAGAAATATATTATAAAGGATGGTGCAGATTTATGATAGAAGTTTACAAATATACAGACAAGGAGATGGAGGAATTAATTTCCTCCATGACCATCCTTGTTGATACACGTGAAAAGCAGAATTCTCATATACTTGAATACTTTGATAAAAAAGGAATTGCATATAAAACTAAAGCTCTTGACCGTGGTGATTACAGTTTTATGATACCGCAGAATGAGAAGCTTGGTATACCAAGAGATCTATATTTTATGAATAAAGTTATCATAGAGAGAAAAGGTAGCTTAGAAGAATTAAGTGGGAACTTGACACAAGAGAGAGATCGCTTTGAGAAAGAATTGTGTTTGGCACCAAAAGATAAAGTATTGCTAGTTGAGAATGCTAACTATTCTGATATTGCCACGGGCAATTATAATACTAAGTATAATAAGAAATCTTATTGGGGTGCAATCCATAGTTTCTGGTTTAAATATAATATTCCGGTATTTTTTATGCCAGACAAACAGTATTCGGGATTATTTATAAGAGGATATTTTGAATATTTCTTAAAGAATTATATTAGATAGGGATAAGTCTATGCTAGAAAAAGGTCAAACAATATATTATGCTCGTATACTTGAAAAGGTATATATGTATGAGGTATATGAGCTTAAAGTAAGAACTATAGCAGACACATGGTTTTCTGCTACTGATAAAAATACAAAACAAGCATTTCTATTTAGTAAGAACGATATAGGAATTTCAATATTTCTAAATAGAAAGGAAGCGTTAAATAAAGTTAAGGCTGCTGAAAAGAATAAGAAAGTAGTAAGTAGCGAAGTGTATTATGAAGAGTATTAGGGAGTGATATAGTAACAGCAAAAGAACGTATTGAAAATGCAGGATATGAAGATGTAATTACCTTTAAAAATCCAGACTATGACGATGCTTTTATTGGTGTTACAACTAAAAATATAGCAGTATATGATTTTAATAAAATGGTTGAATGGTTAGTTAATAAAGAAGGAATGGATTACGAAGAAGCTATTGAATTTATTGATCGGAACGATAGTTTTTATTATGGAGAAGGATATCCTCTTATAATCTATTCAATTAACTAAATAAAATTATTTTTATGTATTGACAAAACGCAGAAAGATGTTATTATAAGACTCGTAATTTAACTAATTAAAATTATCAGAAAGGAAAAAGTTAGGTAGCTACTAAGGACATGTCCCTTTCTAAAAAAAACAAAATGCAAGGATTTAATAATATTTATAATGAAGATTGTATCACATTTATGGGGGGTTAGACGATAACTCAGTAGATCTCACATTAACGGATATCCCATATGGAGAAGTTAATAGAGATAGTAATGGATTAAGAACATTAGATAAAGAAGAAGCTGATACAATGACATTTGATTTACAAGATTTTCTACCAGAGGTTTATCGTGTGACTAAAGGTACAATTATTATTTTTTGTGGCAAAGAACAATTATCAGAAATACATAAATTCTTTTCAGATAAGCAAAAGAAAAATAAAGGAACTGTAAGACAATTAATTTGGAAGAAAACAAATCCAAGTCCAATGAACGGAGACTATATTTACCTGTCAGGAATTGAAAATGCCATATGGTTTAAAAAACGTGGCAGCACATTTAATGCTCATTGCAAAAATACAGTATTTGAATATCCCTGCGGAAGAAGTAAATTACATCCAACAGAAAAGAATCATGGCTTGTTAAAGGAATTGATTTTGGATAATTCTAATGCAGGAGATATTGTGTTCGATCCGTGCGCAGGAAGTGGTTCGCATTTACTTGTTGCAAGAGACAACGGCAGAAAATGGATTGGAACTGAAAAAACTAAAAAATATTTTGATATAGCGAGTGAAAGACTTGGATAAAAATACAAACTAAATAAAATTATTTAAGGATGTTAAAATGAAGAAAATGATAAACAGTAGAGAAGTGTTATATTCGCCAGGTGCGAATGATGAATGTATAACTTTAGACTATGCAGTAAAACCCATTTTAAAATATATACCTAAAGATTGGGTAGTATGGTGCCCGTTTGATAAAGAAGATAGTGAATTTGTTAAACAAATTAAAGCTAATGGTAACAAGATAATTTACTCACATATAGATTATGGACAAGATTTTTATACATATGAACCAGAAGAACATTGGGATTGTATTATCAGCAATCCTCCATTTACAAACAAACGTAAAATTTTTGAACGTGTATTGAGTTTTGGGAAGCTATTTGCTTTGATAGCACCAAATACATGGTGGAATGATGCAGCACCTTATTATTTGTTTAAGGATAAAGATTTACAAATATTATCTTTTAATAAAAGAATGAAATTTTTTAATAAAGGTGTTGTTCAAAATAAAATCACTTTTATGAGTGCTTATTGGTGCTACAATTTCTTACCTAAACAAATTATATTTGAAGAATTAAAAATAGACTAATCAAAATTATATGAGGTAAAATATGAAAAGAATAATAGCAATATTTATTTTAATAACATTTGTTTTTCTTCCCTGGGTTTGTATTCAGGGAGAAGATTCAAAAAAATGCGAAACTGAAGAAACAACAACAATACAACAAGAAATTACTTTACAACCGATTGCACCACCAGTTGTAGGAAAACCAAAAGTAGAAGAAACAGAAGAAACCACTGAAAAACCTACTGAAGAACCTGCAACTGAAAATAGTACACCTAAGTTATACGAAGTATTCACATTAGAAGAAATATACCTTATTCAAAGATGTGTTGAGACAGAATGCTATACAGCAGATGTTAAATCTAAAACCAATGTAGCTTGCGTAATATTTAATAGATTTAAAGACAGAAGATTTGGTAGTAGTATCACAGAAATAATAACAAAACCTAATCAGTTCAGTTATTTTAGAACTGAAATTAGCAATACAACAATTCAAGCAGTAGAAGAGGCATGGGAACAAGATATTACTCAAGGTGCTTTGTACTTCCATAGTAGCAATTATAATGGCAACTTTGATAGATTTGCTACATTCTTGTTTAAAGATGATATAGGACATCATTTTTATAAATAAATATTTTTAGGAGGAAGAAATGGGAAAGGTAATAATTCAAGATTATACATACAAATACCCAATACAAATGATAGGGACAGAAGCTGGAATGTGTTATGGAAGTGATATCACTGACAAAGAAAAGAACTATAAACGTGGAATTGATTGTTTAGAAAATAACCATGGTCGTACATGGGAATTCCCTGATGTTTATATGATTTTAGATGGATATTCTGCAAGAGTTTTTAGGGAGTGGTATACACATATAGGTGGAATGCCAACTCGTTTACAAGCTTCAACGAGATATATTAATTATCAAGATGGATTTGATTATTTTACACCACCTTCTATTGAAAACAATAGTTTGGCAAAATTCAAGTACGACACAATGATGAGAAATATTTCTAATACCCTTAAAGAATTAGAAGATATGGGCATTCCAAGAGAAGATTCTGCAAACGGCTTACCATTAGGAATGGAGTCAAAAGTTGTTTGCAAACATAACTTTAGAAATCTTGCAGATATGTCAAATCAAAGAGAATGTACAAGAGCGTATCACGAATATAGAAAGTTGTTTAAGGATATTTGTGTTGCCCTATCTGAGTATTCTGATGAGTGGAAATATCTTGTAGAAAATTATTTTATGCCTAAATGTGATAGATATGGCTATTGCACTGAAAAGAAATCGTGTGGCAGAAAACCTAAAAAGGAGGCGATTTAATGATAGTACTCTGTGGAATGACATCATCTGGCAAGGACACCATTCAAAAAGAATTAATCAAATTAGGAATGAAATCTGTAGTGTCATATACTACAAGACCAATGAGAAAAGGCGAAACAGAAGGCGTAGAATACCACTTTATTACAAAAGAAGATTTTTTAAAGAAAGAATCTGAGAACTTTTTTGCAGAAACAACTTCTTATAATGTGGCCACTAAAGAAACTTGGTACTATGGCACTGCTAAAGAAGATTTAACAGATGACAAAGTGGTTATATTAAATCCCGATGGTATTAGACAGATTAAAAAATGCGAAGGGATTAATCCAATAATATTCTACATTCATTCTGAACTTGACACTATTAAAAAAAGATTGCTTCAAAGAGGAGACAACCCCGAAGAAGCAAATAGAAGAATACAAGCTGATATAGAAGATTTCAAAGATATTATGGATTATGCGCATTGTGTTATAACAAATGAAAACGTAGAGCCTTATATTTTAGGAGAGACAATTAGAGGATTATACAACAAACACAAAGGAGAATGATTATGGATTTGATTGCAGGACTAATAATAGGTTTTATTGTAGGTTTATTTATGGGCATAGGGTTAATGGCACTTTGTCAAATTCAAAAAATGGATAGATAGGAGTGGTATTTATTAAGAAGAAAATTTTTATTGATTATGATGGTGTTATTGTAAACACCATAAAAGCCATCGTATCTCTCTATGAGGACGATTTTTGTGCTTACAAAAAGTACGAGCCTATTGATTGGGAAAATATCAATACATGGAATTTTGAAGAATTAAAAGCAGCTACGCCAGATTACATTAACACATATTTCAACCAGCCGAGATTTTTCAGAACTGTACAATTTATGAAAGATGCTAAGTATTACATTGGAAGGTTATCTGAAGAATATGATATAACAGTTGTCTCTGCCGGTTATAGTCCTAATCTGGTTTTAAAAGAAAAATGGATTAAAGAACATTTACCATACTGTAAGTTTGTAGGAGTAAATTATAAAGAATACTCTGACAAGTCACATATTGATATGAGTGATGGTGTGTTTATTGATGATAGTGCAAGCAATCTAATCACATCAAATGCTAAGACAAGAATTTGTTTTGGTAAACAATATCCTTGGAATGAAAAATGGCAAGGCATTAGATGTAACGATTGGTTTGAAATATATAATATTTTAGGAGGTGAA